ATCAACTACATTAGTTGATTATTTATTCCAATCTATACTAGAATGGAATACTCAGTAAATCACTTGATAACAAGTGAGTTTAGGCAACCAACTATTGCCGCTGCCTCAATACTTGAGACAGTTACCGCTACAATAAATGAAATCCAAAAGGCGTATTTTAAAGTACGTTATTGGTTAACACCCACTCAGATGGAGGTAGTGAAGGATCTTTTTGGTGATAGTGCAATATTTGCACCAACCAAGAAAACAAAAATTGATCATCCGGTTTTAAAAATCGTTCAAAACGTTTTAACCGGGGAAATTTCCACAATGCTTAAAGGTTCAAAGAGACCACTATTAATAGGGGCCACTTATAAAGACTTTAAAGCGTTGATTATCAAGAATAATATTCGCGACTTTGTTGCAATCATGGGCAACGTGGATATTAGGGACTTGACACGTTATGAAGAAGGGAAAAGACAAGCTCTTAAAGATTTGACAAAAATTAAAGATGCACTTTATCTTTTTATGATCAAAGAATACCTCGACATGGTTGAATCAATCATGCAAGGCAATGAATACGTTGGCAACTATTTTGTTTGTGCTAGCGTTTATGATCAAATAATTAAACCCTGTGATTTTTTTATAGCTAGGGATTCTTTATATGATATTACTCCTACTATTCTGAATGACTACTTACAGCATTATAGAGTCAGACAAGGCATGGCAACATTATTGACATGTCCTGCGCTTGTTAATAACAAGGCTATCAATGATTCAGTTTATGAAGTAGCATGGTCCAGGAAAAAGTATTATCATTTAAAGGGTGAATTTGCAACAATGCAATTTACCAATGGTGTGTCAAACGGATACGCCCACGAACTATCAAATTTTATGTCATGGAATTATAAATCCTTATTTCCATTTCAAAATTACGCACTTTATGCAGAGAGGGTTAAAGCATATGGCAGTTATCAACTGCTGCAAATTTTTAGAGTGCCTAATAAACAGCAAATCCTAACAAGAAGAATAGAAGCCGCAAATAAACAATGGGTTAAACTTTTCGATGTTATACCATGGCTTCGTTATGGCGAAGCAAAGCCTAAGGACTATTTTATGGTTGATCGTGAAAAGTTTTATGCCATATATAATTTTTGTGTTAGACAAGCTTCAGAGTCTTATGATCCATCAAAGATAGCTGCATATGCACATACAAAAACTAGTACATTAAGAATTGCTGCAGCTGTTGTCCAAAAACAATGGGAATGCGATGCATGGACACTTGACAAAACTTGTCAGTTTGCACTGCTCTTAGCAATGTTTAGACGAGGAGAAAATTTTGGTATTTTGCTAGAATCATTGAGTGCAAGTAAGAAGGGTGGTGAGGTTAGAGATCTTATTCCCGGACACATCGAAGGATGGTGGCGAATGACAAAGGATTTCTTTTATGACTCACCGTTCGGTAAATTTCTTGGTTTATCCACAGAATTGGTTACTGAATATTTGGAAGATGCATTAAAATGCAATTATTCCACAGAAGATTTATATAATGAATTTGACTACAAACCTTCAGGTATCATTGATGCCAATGTTGAAACACCATTACATATTGATCAAGCAAGTGCCATTACAAAAGTTAGCAATGAAATGTTTGAAAAGAGTTTACCATTAGAATTTACAGCAGAAACTCTTTACTCCTACACTCATAGAAGAGATTTAGATATTATGCTGGCCTATTTACAAGCGAGAGAACTTAAAATTAAAGTAATTGCTGAAGCAAATGCAAATGTAGGAATTACTGCAATGTACTTACAAAAACAAGGATACATTGTACACAGTTACGAAAACAATGAGGAAACCTACAAATTACTAGTCAATAATTTGAAAGGAACTAATATGGCTCACACGTTAGCCGATGCGACGAAAGTAAAATTTACAGAAGACATGATTCTTTTTGATCCTCCTTGGGGCGGCAGAAATGCACCTATTCAAGGAAACATGATGTTGTATCTCGGAGGAAAACCGATTTTTACAATTTTATTGAAATTAATGAGTAACATTAAATATCGACCCATTCTGGTTTTAAAAATACCAAAGGCGATGAATAATATCGATATAGTGCGTTATAAGTATGTTACTGAAAGAATTCATGGTCAAACAGTTGATTTTATGTTGTATTATCCTCAAAAAGAAGAAATTCAGCCAATAATAATCCAAGAACCTGTCATGGATCGTATGGAACAATTAGAAATTCAGCTCAATGAACAGACAAGCAAAACTATTGAAGTAGTAGCTGAGGTACCAAGCAAAGTAAGCTCCAAAAGAGCTTCTTTGGAGGAAATCGCAGAGATTTTACCAGAAATATTGAGACCTTTGCCAATCGTACCAGCAGATAAAGTTTACAAATCAAAAATACACAGATTCGCAGAATTATGCGCTGACCGTACGTTTCAAAAATATTTAGATTTCGGTTGTGGGGATCTTAAATTCACATTGGAGATAGCAAGCACAATTAAAGCCAAGGTCATTTGGGGAATTGACCCAATTAAACCTCTAAGTTTGGAAAGACTTAGGATGGTTAATTATTTAGGAGCTTTGGAAGAACTCCGTGAGAAGGACTTTGATTTAATAAGTGCAAATATGTCATTACATCACATTTCTGAGATTACTGAAATTATTACCGAATTTGCAAATATTTTAAAAATAGATGGTTATGTCTATTTGAGAGAACATGATTTTTCTAGTGAACTTATTAACAAGAGTATTGAAGAATACCATAAAGGTTTCAAGGATTATCATAATTATCCTAATACTTATCCAAGAACAAAGCAAGCTATGCTTCAATTATTTCAAAACAATGGGTTTGTGATCGTCGATGAAGAACATGATAAGGAAATGAATCCATTAAACATTTATTGTATTATATTCCAGTTGAAATTCAAGAAAGAGAAGAAGAAGGAAAAAGTTGAACTCATACAACCTTCGGCTCCAATTATGGAGGAAAATTCAGCTGATGAAACTGAAAGCAAACTTATAAGGAAAACGAAGAAAGAAAAGAAATCCAAAAATAAGAAACTTAAAGTTCCAGTTTATGATGAAGGTCACTCCTTTAAATCAGCCTTCCCTTTTGAGAAAATTAATTGGGAAGAAGAGGATTCAATTCCGATTCCAGATGCACAAGCTGATATTAAGCATGTTACTATTAAGCCTAAGAAAGAAATTAAAGATTGGGCAGATGTGGAATTTTCAAGTGGAGAATATGATGCTTTTAAAAACAAAAAGTTCATGCTAAGGAGAAGTTTACCAACAATTCCAATAAAACACGGTACTGAAGTGAATTCATTTAGTACAAAACTCGGTCAATTTAAATGTCATACGCAGTTAATTAAAGAACAATTGGAAAATTACGAAACTTTAATGAAGGTGAAAGCATATAAGGAATGGTTAGCATCTATGGAAGGTTTAGCTAAATGTCATGATAAAGTTGTGAAATTCATCGAAGATGCTAGAATGAATCTAGCTCAATCACCTAGTGATTCAGCATTTGAAGTAGAAGCTACAGTTTGGAATGCATTAGCAGGAGCCGGTAAAACGTCTGCAGCTATTGCTAGATTTAATCCATCAACCGATGCATACATTGTTACAACAAACGAAAATAGAAAAGATGTCACCACAAAGTTAAGACGCAAACATAAAGGAGCTTTAGCAGTATGGACTTATGAAGTAGCTTTGTCTAAGAAAGAATTAATAGGTTTCAAGCGCATTTGGCTTGATGAATGTTTCACTTTACCGTTCTGTTACATAGCCGCCTTGTTTTCAACTTATCGTAATAAGCAGTTCTATCTTTTAGGAGATGTTAATCAGTGCAATTACTTTGAATCTGGGGAAAGAGAATGGACAGCAATGCGAGATTTTATCTCTGGGTTTAATCATGTTGAAATTAAGAAAGACAGCATGCGTGTTGGGCAAACTATAGTGGATATTCTATCCGCAGTTGTGCCAGGTTATGGTCTTAAAACAGCTTTGGGAAAAACATTACCAGCTAGGGATACTAATGTTGAAGTTTATACATGGAAAGCATTTGAAAGAGATTCTATACCGAAAGCAGATTTGCATATCACACCATCAAGAAAGACAGTTGAAATGCTAGAAACGGAGATACCTATTATTACTGTTAGAACAGGTCAAGGTTCGGAGGCAAGTTCAGTTAATTTATATTTAAGTAATAACGATATTAATTTGATGCACAAATCCAATATTTTTATCGTTGCAATGACTAGAGCCGTTGATAAATTGAATATTATTGAAACACAAAAAGGCGTATTACCTAAATTACCTTTAGAATTTTTAGTCACACTAGATAAAGTGAGACCATTTGCGGAAGATACAGCAATACCAACTGGAGGTAAAGAAGAAGTTGATGAAATTGAACCTGAAAAAACAATAAAATCCGCTGACTTTTCAGCCAAAACATTACAAGACATTATTGGAGCTTCTGTTGACAATGTTTACCAAGCACATCATGTTGCATTACCGAAGTCATTAAAAGTTAAATATTCGATGAATCCGGA